CCACGCCAAAGGTGGGGGCTGGCAAGAGAGAACCCCACCACAGTCTGAGGAAGGGGGGACTCAGAGGTGGTGGGGTCTCAGGTGAGGACAGTATCAGAACTTGTACACCCTTACGCCGTCATGCCATGCCAACTCGCTCCACTCAATTTCTTTTTGTGCGAACTCAGGTGACATGAACAAGGTTGCTCGGTTGCGGTTCTTTGTCCAACGGTGAGGCTTCCATTCGGTGAGCCGTAGGTATTCGTAGGGTTTCCCACCTACCATTCGGCGCACCACCCAACGGTCAGTTGATGGTTTCGTTTTGTGGAATGTGATACGCATACTTCCCTTCCTCGTAGACAAGTGTTGCTACTGCTGGTGTGAATGTGGTTGCTGTGATGTGCGCCAGTTTGATTCGTGAGATGGCGAACCGTTGCACCATGAGCCGTGAGGCGTGTCGTTGCGCCCATGCGATGAGGTGTTTTGGTTTGCGGTCATCTCGTAACCCTCGCCCATCTACGGTGATGGTGTGCTGGTCTGCGATGAGTCCTGCGTCGTCGAAGAATGTGACTTCGTAGTGTCGTGTGCGGATGGTCATGCTGCCACCGAACCCATACAGTCAAACAGTCCGTCTTCTGCCATGTCGTAGATGGAGTCGTGCCAGTTGTCTTCGGCTGTCGCTGCTTCGTCTTGCTCCATGCTGTCCGTGTCAGGGTATGGGGGGATGTCTGCGTCGTGAGAGTCCACAACTAAACCGTTACGAAGAACTGTCCACCCTGCAAACTGGTTGGCTTCTTCGGTATAGGACAACCCGAAGATGAGTGTTGGGAACTGCTCGGAGATTTTGCTGATTAGCCCCATTGGTGGCGCCCACGCTGACTCGTACCGAAAGTGTGTCTCGGTGTCGTTGTGGTCTTCCACTTGGGTGTCACAGTCACCCCACTTGGCGTCCCAGTTTGCGTACTGCCAGTCGTACCAGTCTTTGTATCCGTACTTGGCAATGTTGCTTTGATGTTGGGCTTGTAGTTTGATTTGTTCTTCGGGGTCAGATACCCAACCGCTTACTGTGTCATGCAGTTCTTGTGGGCATGGGTACAGTTGGGTTAGTTGATGACCTTGTTCTGTTCGCACAGACTCGATGAGTCGTGTCCGTTCGTTGATGTCCCCTGTGATGTAGAGGTTTTGGTAGCACCAGTTAGGCATTGTTTGTTTCCTTTCTTTGTGGCTTGCGCCGTTGTTGTAATGATAAGTCAAATGGTTTCGTTTGTCAAGTATCGGTGCCTTACCAACCTTTCTCTATCGTGCAAGCGAGAATGAAAAGTCCAACCATTCCACCCATGAGCAGCAAGTAACCAGAACTTCCGATACCACCACCGACAACTACTGCCAGTAGACACAGTCCTGCCCATTGTTTGCGTACTAGTTTCCTGTTCTCTTTGATGCCCATTCGTTTCCTCACTTGTTGGCGACGGTATTTCATGTCGTCGTTGTAGTCCAACCATGCTTGCACAGATGGATGATTTGTGCTCCATTTCGGGTTCATTGTTGATTACCTTTCTGTTGTTTCTACTAGGAGAGCAAGTCTTCTAGTGGGATGTCGTACTCCTCTGAAATCCAGAGAAGAAAGTTGTAGTGGGTGGCGATACCGGTGCCACGCATGATGTTTAGTTTGCCACGCTCTATCCAGTCTTTGGCGACCAGTTGTTGTGTGAGCATGGGCAACGCTGTGAATGTGTCTGTTGCCATTGTTGATTACCTTTCTGCCATTCTTTCTGCCATGTCCACCAGATACTCTATGTATGCATCTTTGCAAGGTTCACATGAGTACCATTCGGGACTGTCCCATTCGGCTGCGTCGTTTTCCATGCAAGAAAAACAGTTTGCTTGTGGGTTTGGGTTTGCTTCGGGGAAATGTATCGGCATCACGCACCCACCTTTTCTGCCAGTTGCCTAACGCTTTCGTCGGTATGCAACATGATGGTTACAGTGCCATACATATCTTCGTGGACATAGACTGACGGTAAGTCAAGTCCTGCTTTTTCTAGACTGTCTAGGATTATCCGTCTGTTGGTTTCCATCACGCACCTACCTTTCGCATTGTTTGGTTCCAGCGCAATTTGTGTACTTCTAGTTTCCGTTGTGTGACTGCACCGGCATTTCGTAGCACGACTCTGCCTTTGCTGTCTAGGATTCGTGCGTGTCCTATCCCTCGTAGTTCTTCCCATGCTTGGGTGAGTGTGAAGTATCCACCACCGATTCGTTCGTAGATGATGTGGTCTATTTGTATGAGATACATTTGTTACCTTTCTGTTGTTTGTAGTGTGTCTCAATAGGGACTGTTTGTCAAGTATCTTTTCGTAGATTTTCTGTCTAGACTATTTCGCTACCTGTTAGTAGTTCTATGTATTCCAACTCTTCTAACTTGTCGCAACATTCGTTGCAGATGTCTGCCTCTGTGTGACTTGAGAGGAAACTCTTTCTGTGGTCTAGCCATTCCACATGGATAGAGGCTTGTTCTTCTTTGCAAATTTGGCACGACATCACATCACGCCCATTCATGGTTGAGGACATAGCCTGCCCTGTCGTTGTCGTTTTTATAAAGCCAGTAGGACAGTCCATAGACCAAGTGAAAGCCCATGTCCATACCGCAACCATTCACACGGATTACCCTTTGTCCGTTTCGGTCTTTGTAGTTTTCTCCCATAGCCTTTGCTGCCGTGTAGGTGATGTCTAAGAGCCTGCCGTCGTCGTCTGTCATCTTGAGACTGATGTCACGAGACATCCCCGATTGCGACACATGGCGTAGGACTGTATAGACAGTCTTTCGCTCTTGGTTGGCGAACAGTTGGCGCAAGGTTTCTTGTGCCTCTTTCTGCTCTGCCTCTCGTAGGGCTTTCTTTGTGGTCATCTTGTACCTTTCTGTCATGGTTGAACTCTCAACCTTGTGGAACACACTCTAACAGTACCGTTTGGGAATGTCAAGTCATTCGGCAAGATTTTTTGTAGTTTCATAATCTAGATAAACAATCCACAACCAGCCACAACGAACAGACACCGACTGTTCCCAACAGTCACAGACTCCCCACTCTCACCCATTCTCATTCCCACCCATTCCCAACTACCCACAACTAGTTGCAAGTGCAACAACTCCCACCCATTCTCATTCTCACTTGTTCTCAACTAGGCAGGCTTTCGTCTTTGCTACCTTTTGTTAGCAGTGTGCAAACTTTTGCAAGCACCCCTGTACTTGTAGTGTGCAACTATTCTGCGGAACAGTCGCCGACTGTTGCACATCATGCGTCGTATCGTCACGAACAGTCACAGACTGTTGAGGAACTGGGGGTCTGCCGAGGGACATAGGGGGTGGGCTGTTGTATATCGCAGTTGTAGGGTTTCACTCTTTTGGTGTGTTGTCGCTCTGGGTGGTTTGTTGTGTGCTTGGGGTGGTTGGGGGTGTCTGGCTGTTTCTAACAGCGCTGTTTCGGTGTCAGCGGCTTGAGCACCACCAGCATTAGTTTGCAAAAGAAAAAGGGAAAAAAGAAAATGTGTCCGTCGACGGGTTTGACCTGTCCCGCAGCAGTGCATTTTCCCTTCAGGGCGGCAACCGCAGTGCGCAGCACAAGGGCGCCAGTAACTGTGCGCAACCCGACAGGTGCGCTAATGGTCTCCCCCCACAGTTCTGCCCCATTAGAGGCATGGTCGCCGTAGCCAAGATTTTTAGCCGACACCAGTGAAACAATGAGATGACGTTCATTACGCTGCTTGAACCAGTTACACAACAGGGGAAGGTTCGGTCTTGGATACTTCTTGGTTGCAGGGTTCATCTACCCACGTTCCCGTGTGTGAATGACCCGCACCATGCAACCGGTGTACGCCCTTGCTTGCCCTGTGTTTCCCAACATGAGGGACTTTGCTGATTGCGAAATGATTATAGCAGGTCAATGCGGCAGGAGTCGAACCTGCGACACAACAGTTGCAATCTGTTGGTCTGACGTCCCCGGACTTAACTAGTGTCACCGTGCGGCCAGACAGTCCCGCCGATACTGCTTCGACAAAGACCTACTACACAAACTGTACCTAGTTCTGTTATCTTTGTCAAATCATGATGGTTCACGGCGTTGTCAAAACAATCTGCCCGTGTAACACACCAACCCCACCACATCAAGCAACGTGCGGTGAAGAAGAGGACGACGACTGATGGGAACAAAACGGGCTGTTTCCCCCGCCGATAAAGCCAAATTTTTTGCAGCCATCGCCCAAGGCAAAACCATCTCAGACGCCTCCCGTGTTGCAGGCATCCATGTCAACACCGGCTCCAAATGGTTAAAGAAACTAAAAGCAGCAGAAGCCGAAGCCAAACTCGCTAACGAAAAAGTGGCAAAGCATCGCCGCAACGAAGGGGGTGTGCAACGTGACGAATACAACGCCATGTTGGACGCCATCGAAATGCCAACCGCAGTCGCCCATGAACATCTCTGCGACGAAGCCAAACGAGGCCTGGAAGACTTCGACTTTTTCAGACGACACTATTTGGGAAGGGTGCCGTCCCCCTGGCAAGTAGAAGCCGCCTACGCCCTAGAGAAGTACTACCGCTCCGAAGAAAAAGAATTCGTTGTCGTCAACGTCCCACCTGGTGCCGGAAAATCCACCCTGTTCCACGACCTTGCTGTGTGGATGATATGCCGTGACCGCAAAATCAGAATCATGATTGGGTCAGTTTCCCAAGCGATGGCAAAACTGTACTCCCGTCGCATCAGAGAAACCCTTGAGCGACCCATGCCCATCCAACCAGACCCAGGAATGGTCGACAAAGGTTTAGCACTAAATGCCGAAGGATGCTTAGCAGTTGACTACGGCAGGTTCCGCCCCTCCGACAAAGGCGCCTTGTGGCGCTCAGAAGAATTCGTTGTTGAACAACTAGACGGAAACGGTCTCGACAACAAAGAACCAACCGTCCGTGCATACGGTATCGAATCAGAGTTCATTGGTCATCGTGCCGACCTGTGCCTTTTTGACGACGTCGCCTCCCCCGACAACGCCCGTGAATCCGTCGCCAGAGACAAACTCCTAGAACGCTGGGACAACGTCGCAGAAGCCCGTGTCGACCCAGGCGGACTACTTGCAGTTGTAGGACAGCGCCTCGGCTCCGGCGACCTCTACGCCCATTGCCTCGCCAAAGTCACCTTCGACGACATCGACGATGACTACGACGGCTCCGATGTGCTCACACCAGAACAAACCGAAGCCCTAGAACCACAAAAAAAATCGAAATACCACCATGTCATCTACAAGGCGTACTACCCAGAACTAGACACAGGTAAAGAATCCCGCCGATTCAACGCCGAACCATGGCCAAACGGCCCACTCCTCGACCCCAAACGGCTCCCCTGGAAAGACCTGTCGTTCATCCGGTACAACAAACCTGATGTGTTCTCCGTTGTGTACCAACAAGAAGACCTCACCATCGACCAATACCTCATCAACCCTGTGTGGATACATGGCGGCACCGGTCAAGATGGGGTCATGTACCAAGGGTGCATCGACCATGAACGAGGCCACGGCGAAATCCCCCCACAACTCGCCCCACCAATCCTGTCCGTTGTCGGTGTCGACCCATCCCCCTCCCAATTCTGGGCACTCACCTGGTTCCTATACCAACCCCAACAAAACCTGTACCACGTCGTCGACATCGCCAGAACCAAACTCACAGCCGAAGACCTCCTCGGCTACA